TGTCAAAGGTTGCAAGTTCATCTGATGAATTTCTTGTCGCTGTAAGAAAAGATAGGGATTTTTTAAAATCAATTTTAACTGATGAAGTGAAAGAAGATTTTAGAAATAATCATGCAAGTGCAGGTGTTCAAGATGCTATTGACGGATTACTTGGAGAACGTATAGCATGGGGGCATGGAGATAAATATTATAATCGTCAATACAGTTCGATGAAACGTCTTAAGGAACATAAAGGTTTACAGGCAGCATATAAAGAACTTGGTATTGATGCAAGTAATCTTAGCAAGGTAGCGAATGAATGTAGGGTTTATGAATCTGCATCTGAAATGTGGGCTAACATCATGGGCGCAGAAGTTAATGGTGGCTCTGAACTGGAATATGTGAAGAAGTACTTGCCAAACAGCTATGAAGCATTCATTGAAATTCTGAAAGGGGTAAAATAATATGAATGAGAAATTACAGAAAGCACTTGAAAGGTATAAGGAAAAATTTAATGATGATTTTCCAACTATTCCGTTTGAAAGTCAGGAAGATGAAGAAATCATTGACATTATTGATGAATGTATCGAAGAAAACAAAGACGTTTATGATCTTGGGTACTTATCACTTGACGATATAATGTATTAAAAAGCAAAGGTACAGAATTGTATACCTTTGCTTTTTTATTACATATATGACCGTTATATAAGGTCAGAAAGGGGGATAAAAGGAACATGAAAGCGTTGCACATTCACTTGGTACTGTAGAAAGGTATGGTGATCCTGATTATCTCCCAACTATGGGTTAAATAGTATTTTTAAGACATCCGCAAGGGTGTCTTTTCTTTTGTCCGAAAAAGGCTTATGACGTTTAAACTGCTGCTGAAATGACCCCTGCAACATGGGATATAAACTGTTGACCGTTCCCGGTGACACCGGATATAAAAACATGACGGAGAAAGGAAGAAGAACATGGAATTTTTAAAAGCATTTTTTGGTGATAAGGCTATCACCTATGATGAACTGGTACAGGCAATCAATGACTATAACGGTGATGAAAAGAACAAAGAGAAGCTGATCAAGATGGTCAACCTTACTGATGGTGGTTATGTGTCTAAGGACAAATACACCAACCTTGAAACAGACCTTTCCGGTAAGACTACAGAACTGACCAAGGCTAATAACCTGATTGAAGAACTGAAAAAGTCAGCCGGAAAAGACGAAGCTACACAGCAGAAGATTACAGCATACGAAACAGAGATTGCAGACCTTAAGAAAGAGAATGCAGACCTTAAGAAAGAGAATGCATTGAAATTTGCGTTGGTTGCAGCAGGTGCGGTTGATGTTGACTATCTGGTATTCAAGGCGAAGGAAAAAGGTGAAATCAAACTTGGTGATGATGGGAAAATCAAAGGTGAAGATGATCTGATTTCAGGTCTTAAAACACAGCATCCTACCATGTTTGAAGCATCCAACAGCAATCAGCAGCAGAATGGTAACAGAAAGATTCTTGAAAACAACCTGCCGGGTGGGGATAAAGACAAGACAGTTACCAAAGAACAGTTCCTTAAGATGGGTTACAACGAAAGAATGAAACTCAAAGAGGAAAACCCGGAGTTATTCAAACAGTTAAATGTACACTAAGAAAGGTTAAAATGGTGAATTAAATGGCAAGAACAGGAAATTTTGGTGGTTTTGCTTTTGATGAAGAAGTATTTACCGGAATGATGCAGGAAGCTGACTACTGGACTACACCAATTATTGCTTCCGGTATTGTGCAGCAGGACAGTTCTATTATGGACTTAATCGGTGAGCATGGAAACGTGGCAACAATTCCAATCTATAAGCCGATTGACGCAAATGAAAGCGGTATGGAAGCACTGAACAACGATGGTGAAACAAACAACACACCTGTTGAAATCAGCGGTGACAAACAGACTTGTATGCTTATTCAGAGAATGAAAGCATTCAAGGCTAAAGACTTCACAAAGGAATTAACTGGTGCTGACCCTATGACACTGATCAGAAATAAGATTGCAGGTTATTATGGTCAGGTTTGGGAAAAAGAACTGATGAACATTGCACAGGCAGTGTTAGCAGTTGCAGCACTTAGTGATCATGTACTTGATCTTACTAAAGGTACTAAGACAAACATTGAAGCAGGTACAATTTACGATGCAGAACAGGCAGCACTTGGTGATATGGCAGGTGGTCTTGGTCTGATGGTTATGCATTCCATGATCTTCAAAGAGTACAAGAAAATGGAAATGGTTGACTATGATAAGTATGTTGTCAACGGTGTAATTCAGAAAGAAATTACATTGCCGACTATCGCAGGTAAACACGTACTTGTAACTGATAGATTTACAGCTACAGGGGCAGGTACAGATGCGGTTTACAGCACATATCTGTTTGGTGAAGGTGCATTTTTATCTTGCGATAAGAACAACTATGAGAATCAGTATACAACCAACTATGACCCGGAAGCATCCGCAGGTATTGACAAGTTCTATACAAAGCAGGGTAAGGTGCTGCATCCGAATGGTCTTTCTTTAGCAGTTGATCAGATTGCAAAAGAATCACCGACTTATGCAGAACTTGGTAAGTCTGCAAATTACAGCCTTAAGTTCAATACAAAGAACGTTAAGATGGGTCTTATCAAGTCCAAGGTTGGTACAGCAGTTGTCTAAGAAAGGGTGATCTGATGATATTAGCAGTTGATGATGTAATGAAATTACCTGAATTTGCTGTGCAAAATGAAAAGGTAATTGAAGAAAAACTGAACGCTGCTGAACTTATGATCAGAGCATACACAAACAACAATTTTCAGAATCGGTTTGTTCGATTTATCGCCGATAGTTTGGGTGACAGACTGCTTGGAACGTCAGATTTTTTGAAAGTAGATGATACAGTTCAGATTTCACAGTCAATGGTGAATGATGGACTGTATACCATTACTGAAATTGGTGATGATTTCATCAGAGTTAATCAGGAATTGTACAAAAGTACAAACCTGATCACTAAAGTGGAATATCCGGCTGATGTTCGTGCAGGTGTACTTGAATTACTCAAGTGGGACATTAAGAACAGACCGAAAACCGGGGTCAAATCTGAAACGCTGTCAAGATACAGTGTAACTTACTTTGATCAGGACGCTAACAATCAAGTTATGGGCTATCCTGTTGCCTTACTTGGGTTCTTAAAGCCTTATATAAAGGCAAGATTCTAGTTATATGAGTGTTGGCGGTAACATTCAAGCATTGTTACAGGTAAAAAAGAACGGTGCTAAAAATGCCATAGGTGAGCGTGTAAACACATGGGTTGATTGTACATCAATCTTAGGTTGGTTGGACTTATCAACAGGTGATTCAAAGCACACAACTTTTTATGCCAAGGTTCAGGAAAGTACACACATTTTCTTGTGTGACTTTACCAACCTTAAGAATTTGTCAACTGATTGGGTTTGGAATCCATTCAGTTTTCTGACAGGTGTGATCAGTAAGACGGATGAACAGGAAACCGTTAATGTGACAAGTGACAATGCAAGAATGGTTGTAAATGGTGAAGTGTATGAAATCCTTCTGATTGATGACCCTATGAATATGCATGATCATTTAGAAATCTATTTAAGATTTATAGGGGGTCAGTAGTATGTCAGTTGAGTTTACAGATAACACAGCAAAAATTAAAGCTGCATTATCGGAAGGGGTTATTGGATTCCTTCACGAAGCAGGTGGTGAAATACAGGCACAGACCCAAAGAAACAGCCGGGTTGATACCGGACAAACAAAGGGGTCTTACAAATATATGGTTGATGAAGGAAAAGATGAATCAACTGTTGCTGTAGGTTCAGACCTTGAAAATGCGATTTGGGAAGAATTTGGTACTGGTGAATATGCACTGCATGGCGATGGAAGAAAAGGCGGTTGGGTTTATAAGAGTAAGAAAGACGGTAAATTTTACCATACTTACGGAAAAACACCACGACAACCACTCACGAAAGCATTTCAGAGTGTAGCCCCAAAGATAAAGAAACAGCTTGTAAATGTCATTAAACAGAATTTAGGGGGTTAATTATGGTTGATATGCTTGGTTTTATTTCTGATGAGCTTGATCAACTTGGTATTCCCTATGAATTTGGTGAATGGACAGGTGAAATTAGCTATCCTTACTTTGTCGGTTCGTTCAATGAAACTGAACACAGATTAGAGGACGGATATACAGGCGGTGTGTTTACACTTGACGGTTGGTCAAGGGGGTCAAAATTACCGCTTGCAGAAATAAATGACAAATTAAAAAAAGCATTTGAAGATTTAAGGGCAGTTCAGGAAGGAACTGCTTTTTTTATTATCTATTGGAACGGTTTAATGATTCCAACAGGTGAAGAAGATCTTTTTAGAATTACGATAACACTTAACACAAATGAGTGGAAAGGAGCATAAAAGAATGGGCTTAAAAAAGCATGGTATTACATCTGAAACTATCAAGAATATGATCTTGGGTGCAGGTGTCATTTACAAAAATCTTAAGTATGAAAAATCAGCCAATGGTTGGACTGGTACACCACTTGGTGCAACTTCCGGTGGTCTTAAGTTCAATTATGAAGCACAGTGGTTAGATGTTGAGGTGGACGGTGC